TTTATTGTAGCTGGTTATATATTAAATAAAAAAAAGTAGAGAAAGTTAATTTTCTCTACTTTTTTTATTCTTTTTTTTAAGTCCTTCAACAAGATCAGTAACTATCATCCAATCAAGTTCATCTTCTAACTCTAACATTGATTTTATAAATTTCTTTTTATAATCACAATCTTCAGTTAAGAGAGCTCCTATTAAATATGAAAACTCATCATCTTCTGATAGAGGATTAAACATTTCACCTTTGCCATCGCGAAGCCAAGTTTCGTTAACATTATAAGTAGAACATATTAAAGATATATTTCTATCAGTAAGATTTATTATTCCATTCTCTATGTTCCCTATAGATGTATTACTCAGTCCTATCTTTGAACCAAAGTCTTGTTGAGTTAACTTAAGAGATTTTCTTAACTCTCTTAATCTTTTATTCAAAAGAATCACCTCAAGATAATTGTATATTCCGTATACTCTATTGTCAAGAGTTTGAAAAGGGGTAAAAGTCTAAAAATAAAAGTAAAACTCTTGACAATAGATAAAAAAGCGAATAATGTTATATTAACAAGGATTTTGGAGGTGAATTTATGAACATTGAAAAGAAAGAAGCACTTTTAAAGGCTAATTTGCAGATTTTTGACGAATTAAATCCTGAAGATATTAATTATGTTCTAGGATATGTAAGTGGATTGGTGAAAGCTAAGGAGCTGTTAGCTAAAAAAACATCTTAATTAGAGAATAAAAATCTTTTATTTGATTAGAGGGAGAGAGTTTATGAGCATTGAACAAATGTTAGAAGAGGCAATTAATCTTTTTGGATTAAATGATGAAATAACAATTGAGTTAAGTCGGTTGAGAGATCAAGAAATTATAAGATCGCAAAGAAAGATATATGAAAAATGGATTATGAATAAAAAGGCATAGGTAATGATGGAGAATAGAATTCTTTGGTTAGCTGTTACCCCGGATGAATTAGAATTGCCTATAGTGGTTGTTGATACTGCTGCTGAATTAGGACGTAGGTTTGGAAAGAAACCTAATGATATTAGTTCAGCCTGGTACAAGAAGTTAAGTGGCAAGAATTGGGGATTTAAGGTCGTAAAAGTTGAGGTGAATAATAATGGATTGTAAGGGCTGTATATGGTTTAAAATTTATGATTTTATATTTCCAGATGGGACAAAGACCATGACATGCGAAAAGTATAATAAGCATCTAGGATTTACTAGTAAAAAAGGACAGGTTAAAAAGGTTAAGCATATCGATGAGTGTAGAGGAAATATAAATACTATTCCAACTAAAGGTACTGAAATTGTTGCTAATAAAGAAGGTGTTTATTTCGATTCTGAGAGTAAAAAATATAAAGTTAAAGTCAATGATAGCGGAATATATTGCTTTATTGCAGCAACAAAAACAGAAGAAAGAGCTGAACAGATATTAAAAATGTTTAAAGAAAGAAAAAGCTTTGTAAAGAACATAATATGGGATAAAAGAAAACAAAGATGGGTTGCTAGAGAGTATGATAAAAATATTAAAAGATATATTTATATAACTCAATCAAAATATTTCAGTGAAACTTTAAAAAAATTAGTGGATTTTAAAGGAGGTAATTTGAATGTGGGTTAGAAGTCAAAACAAAAGATTTTTAGGTAATTATGATAGCTTTGCAGTTAGTGAAAGCGGAAAGATATTAGGATATCAAGGACCGGAAGATTTTGATGGTATTGTATTAGGCGTTTATAAAAGTGAAGAAATAGCATTAAGCGTTTTAAATGATATGCAAAATCATATTAGTAGTGGATATAAAAAAGATGTTGTGCTTAGAAATGTAAGAAAAATGTCTCAATTAGTTTTTGAAATGCCTATAGAAGTTAATAAGGAGGTAGCTAAGTAATGGAAACTGGATATGAAATTATTTATTTAGGAAATGGACAAGTTGATTTTGTAAAAGTTGTTCATGAAATTGAGGAGAAATAATGGAATGTATGTATGATTATAGGCATGAAAATCCGAAAGCTAAATCAATTTATGAATGTGCTGATTGTGGCTATGGGATATTTTTAGGAGATGCTTATTATGAAATTAATGATATTTTTATCTGTGAAGATTGTATGGAGCAATACAAGAAGGAGTGTGAAGAAGAGTAATGGCAGTAAATAATCAATTACAAACTGTAGTTTTGAAGCAAACAAATGAGATGTTAACAACAATGTTAAATAATGATGTAGCAGCATTACCAAAGGGATTTAATTCTTTAAGATTTAAACAAAATGCACTTACCGTATTAAATGATCTTGATGTTACCAGAATGAAAGGTCAAGAATTTAACTTAGCAAAGTGCATCATGAAAGGAGCTTACCTCGGTTTAGATTTCTTTAATAAAGAATGTTATGTCATAACTTATGGCGGCCAACCTCAATTTATGACTGACTATAAAGGTGAGGAAAAGCTTTGTAAAAAGTATAGCATAAATCCAATCAAAGATATATATGCGAAGCTTGTAAGAGAAGGAGATTTCTTTGAGGAATCAATTGACGCAGGTAAACAATTAATTAATTTTAAGCCAATTACTTTTAACACCAAACCTATTATTGGAGCCTTTGCAGTGGTTTATTACGTAGATGGAAGCATGGCTTATGAAACTATGAGCAAGGCTGAAATTGAATATATAAGAGATAATTTCTCTAAGCAAAAAAATGGAGCTGCATGGACTAAAAGTTTTGGTGAAATGGCCAAGAAAACTGTATTAAGAAGATTATGTAAGCATATTGAATTGGATTTTGACAGTATAGAGCAAGGCAAAGTTTGGGAAGAAACTTCAGATATGGAATTTAAGAATGAGCCTGTAGAGAGTGAAAAATCAGAGATTGAAAAAGAGCTTGAAGCAGATGGAGTTATTGAAGAAGTAAAAGAAGAAGTAATTGAAGCTGAGTTTAAGGAAGTGGCTGAAGATGATAGAGATTTCTAAAGAAAATTATTATACACCAGAAGCGGATTCAAGTACCTTTTCAGTTTCGCAGTACAAGCTATTTAAACAATGCGAGGCAAAGGCATTAGCAAAAGTGAAGAATCAATATAGACAAGCTGATAATGAAGCCTTTTTATTAGGGAAATATATACATGCCTGGAGTGAAGGAACGCTTGAACAGTTCAAGACAGATAATCCAGGATTATTCATCTCTAGAGGAGCCACAAAAGGTCAACTTAAAAGTACTTACCAAGTTGCAGATAAGATGATAAAGACTTTAAGTGAAGATAAAGTTTGCAATAACTTTCTGCAAGGGGAAAAAGAAGTAATAATTCAAGGGGAATTATTTGGTGTTAAATGGCGTGGAATGGTTGACATATTAAACATTAATAAAGGTTTTTTTGGAGATTTAAAAACCACTCAAGGGATTTATAAAAAATATAGTGGACTTAACTTCATAGAGCAGTATGGATATATAGAGCAAATGGCAGTTTATAGAGAATTGATTAAACAACAATTTGGAGTTGACTTAGTTCCATACATAATAGCAGTAACTAAAGAAGATATTCCAGATAAGGCAGTTATAAGAATTGATAAAGGTTATACAGATAATAAACTTCAAGAAATGGAGCTTTATATCGAAAGATTCCAAGCTATTAAAGAAGGAAAAGTTAAGCCTGTTGGCTGTGGGGTCTGTGATTATTGTAAATCAATCAAAAAGGTTAGTAAGATATTAAGTTTAAGAGACCTGTAAAGGGAGGACGTATGGCTAAAGTTGACATTGCTATAGATAAAATAAAACAAATAATTGATAGTGCTATAGAAGAAAGAGATTTTATAAAATTAATGGAAGCTCATGATTTTATAGAAGGATATGTTGAAAAGGATAGATTTAGAAGCTTTCTAAAGTTTGATAAAGATGATGAACCAGCGCTAGAAATTACAAAAGACTTTCAAATGATAACTCTTAATCTTGAAGAAATGAAGAAAGTTCTTGAAGATTTAAAGTTTTTAGAAAGTGAAAATTGGAGACTACCATTTTAGGAGGCAATAAGATGAAAGTTAGATGTCGCAATAATTTTGGATTAACTAAATTAGAAGTTGGGAAGAAAATTTATGAAGGTGAAAAGGATGATAACATGAAGAAAACATTTAGAGAAGTAATTGCAACAATTAAAGAAGGTGAAGTTTGGGTAAATGAAGTATCACCTATAAGTTTTATAAGGCTTAGAGAAGATGGAGTTCTAGATTTTAATGAGAACGAGGGTGTTAATTTATATAACACATATACTTTACAAAGAAAAGAGTACACTTTTGAGGAAGCATTTAAAGCTTATGAAGAAGGTAAGGAAATAGAGAGTTTATATAGTAATAAAAAATACTACCAGGACATAAGTAATGAGGGGTTAATTGAATACTTAAGCATAGAAGAGATTAGAGGAAAATGGCACATAATTTATTAGAAGGAGCTAAGTATTATGACAGAGTTAGAAATAAGAGCAAAGGTTGAAGCTAATAAGAAAGAGATTATTAGTATTTTAGAAACTGTAAAAAGGCCAGGAATGGACAAATTAATTGAATGGCTATGTAAATATGATTACTTTACTGCCCCAGCAAGTACAATGTATCACAGCAACTATGAGGGTGGACTAGCTCAACATAGCTTAAATGTATATAGAGTTTTAAAGGCTAAAGCAGAGCATTATACAGATTTAAATATGCCTTTAGAAAGTGTAATTATTTGTGGTTTACTCCATGATCTATGCAAAGTTAATTTTTATGTAACGAGCACTAGAAATAAAAAGAATGAAGTTACAGGAAAATGGGAGCAAGTTCCCTTTTATAAAGTTGATGATCAAGTTCCATTAGGACATGGAGAAAAATCAATAATTATATTAAGCAGCTTTATAAATTTAACATTAGATGAAATGTATGCCATTAGAGCTCATATGGGTGGATATGAACCAAAGGAAAATTGGAATACAGTAAGTGGTTGTTGGAATAAATGCAAATGGGCGGTATTGCTTCATAGTGCAGATTTAGAAGCTAGTTATATTTACGAAGAACATTTGGAGGTGTAGAAGTGAATAGATTGTCATTGCAAGAAAAAGCAAGAATAAGAAGCATGATAGGTAGAAAGGTAAGGCATTTTAAAAATAAAGAGTACTTAGTTTTAGATGTTGCTGAACATACTGAAACTGGAGAAACATTAGTTGTTTATAAAGCTTTATATGGTAACTGCAGAGTTTATGCAAGACCTATAAAAATGTTTTTAAGCAAAGTTGATTTTAAAAAATATCCAAATTCGACTCAAGAATATAGATTGGAATTAGTGGAGGATTAGATGGACGCATTAACAGCAATTAAAACTCTTTTCAGTAAGGTTGAAAATGAGTTAACGGGTGGAGAATTAAGTGAAATAGGGCTTGTATTAATAAGAGCCCTTAACAGAATGGAGGAACAAAAAGATAATGAATAATTGTGTAATGGTCGGAAGACTTACCAAAGACATTGATTTTAAAGTTAATGGAGAAAATATGACAGCTAAATTCACTATTGCTGTTAATAGAGATTTTAAGAATAAAAATGGACAATATGATGCAGATTTTATAAACTGTACTGCTTTCGGGAAAAGAGCTGAAACTATAAGTAAGTATTTTACCAAAGGTCAACAAGTTTGTGTAAAAGGCCCTTGGAGAACTGGCTCATATAATGCGCAGGACGGAACTAAAAGATATACCAATGAATTATTAGTTGAAGGGTTTACCTTTATAGGTGGTCAATCTAATGGAAATAATTCAAGTTATGGAGAAAATAATGTATCAAATAACAATGATTTTGGATATGAAGAGCCAATTGACGATGGGGATATGCCATTTTAGAGGTGAAACGCTATGGAGATATTAAACAGAAATGAAATAAGAGCCGATAAAAGGGAACTTGTTAAAAAGGCTAAGAAAAAAGCGGAGTTTGCTAAAAAGCTTACTCCCCTACAGCAAGAATATATAAATGAGGTTGTTGAAGCAGGAAAAGAAAATGTAAGAGTTAAGTGTATTAATGTTTTTGATTGCACAGTACAAACGGCACTCATTGAAAAGACAGATTTTAATTATGAAGAAATATGTGACATTGTAATAAGATGCGGACAGTTAATGAAAGAAGCATTTGATGCATTAGAAAATATAAGTTTTGAGGAGAGAATTATGAAAGTTAAAGCAATTGAAAATGAAGTTGCAGAAGATATTACTAAAATGATTTTTGACGGAAAGACTAGAGTTGAAGTTGTAAAAGCTATGAGGGAAAAATATGTAGGAACAGGACTTACAACTCAAGATATTAATATTTATTGGAAAAAAGGAAAAGAGAGTTATGACCAATTCATGGCTGAGCAGGAAGGACTTAAGAAATCTATAGAGATAAGTGAAGCTATCAAAGAAAATGATATTGATAAAGCAGCAGAGTACATTTTAGGGGAGGAAAAAGAAATGCCAGTTAAAACAAAAAAGGAATCTAAAGGAAAAAAGGAAATTAAGAAGGTTGAGCCTGTAGAAGTTAAAGAAAGTAAATTCACTGTTAGCAATAAAGTTGTAAAAGTTATTAGTTGTGATGTTGCTGGAGAGCATGGAGAATATGAAATTAACAATGGAGTAATTTCTATAAAAGGTACAGAAGATGCATTTGTAAATATTCCAGCAGTTCAAAATTGGGCTAGTGATAGAAGAGAAGCTCTTTTAAAAGAGATAGATAAGCTTAATAATCTTGAAGGTGAAGTAATAGAGGTAATGAAAGAGCTTATGTAGCAATTTGATTAAAATGCGAAGTAAGAAAGGATATAAAAATATGAATAAGAAAGGAGAAAAAGCATAACTGAATCCTGGTAGACCAGGTTGCTTTATAAGTGTTTATTAACGTTAAAGTGTAAAGTTAAGCGGATGCTCTACAAAGAGTGCTTATTAATTTCCACTACAAGAATTTTGTATGTAGTGGTAGTTATGAAATATATCGTATGTTATTCGGGAGGACATTCTAGTGCTTTAGTAGCAATAGAAGCAGTAAGGAAATATGGGAAGGAGGATGTAATACTCTTAAACCATAACATAAGTCCAGAAGTTGAACATAAAGATATTAAAAGATTTAAAAATGAAATTGCAAAATATTTAGGTTTAGAAATAACCTACGCAAACATGGAGGGATGGGAATATAAGACACCTTTAAGAGTTTGTAAAGAGCTTGGAGGATTTAAATTTGGAATGTCTCCAGTTTTATGTACCTATCATCTAAAGACAAAGCCTTTTGAGAAATACTTAAAAGAAAATTGGAGTGATAAAAAAGAAGAGATAACAATCCTTTATGGATTCGATGAAAATGAAAAAGCAAGAATCCAAAGAAGGTCAAGTATATTAGGACAACAAGGTTATAAGACAGATTATCCACTGGCTTTTTGGGATAGAACAATAGAAGCTACAGAGGAGATAGGAATTAAAAGACCATCGGTATATGAATTACACAGACATGCTAATTGTATAGGTTGTTTAAAAGCCGGTATGCAATCATGGTACTTAGTATATTGCTTATACCCTAAACTTTGGAAAGAAGCTAAAGAAACAGAAAATGAAATAGGATATAGCATATTAAAAGACAAGTTTTTAGAAGAATTAGAACCAAAGTTTGCTCAAATGAAGTGTCAAGGATTTGTACCAAGTGAAAAGATAAGTCCACAAAAGTTTTGGGCAAAAGTAGAAAAAGAATTGCAATTAATAGGGCAAATTTCATGGTTGCCATGTGATTGTAGCTTTTAAAGTTAAGTCGCAATTCAAAAATTGTAAGATGGAGGAAGAGTAGTGATACATGATATAGAAATTTGTAAAGAATGTCATTACATGAAGATTGAAAATTTATCATGTAGAGAAAGGCATTGCAGAAAGTGTGATAACTATGGAGAAAAATCACTTCCAGCATATGTAAGAATAATTCAAAGACCAGTTGAGGTTAAAATTGAATGTCCACACTGTTTTTATGACATAGAAGTTGATTATAGTGAATTTACAGTTGATATGGAAAGTGATTACCCTGAAGATTGGGGAGGAATAATGGATTGCCCAAACTGTGAAAAAGAAATTGAAATAGATGAAGTAGAGTGGGTTTAATGGAGGAAAAATGAAACTAGAATTTAAGGTTGTTTATTTAAATGAGGATTCAAATTCATTTAAAAGTTTAAAAAAAGCATTTGATAGATTACCAAATCCAAGACATAAATTTTCAAATGAATTTATTATAGTTGGAGAAAAAGAAAATAACTTAAAGCTATTACAATTACATGAAGAAGGGATAACTTTAATTGCAGATTTTCCTTTAGATTATGTATGTTATGAAATTCCTAGAGAAGATATATTATGGGATGGATCATTATATACAGAATTGGATATTCCAAAGAATAGATTAAGTGTGAGAATTATTGATAATATTATAAAACTAAATTCTTAATTCAAAAAATTTCAGAAAAGAAGGATATGTACATGAAAGATATAACATTTTGTATTAACAAAGAATGCAAAGAAAGAAAAGATTGCTTTAGAGCAGAAGAAAATTATACAAACACTAATTCAGTTAATAGCTATGCAATGTTTGATTGTAATAGTTGCGGAGAAAGGGCTTATTTGTATGAGAAAGTCGATACAAATAAAAAGTAAGGAGAAAAAATGAAGTACAAGTTTAGTGATAAAGAACAAAAAATACTTTTAAAAAACTTAGTAATTATATGTGATACTAGGGAACAAAGATGGGAACACATTAAAGATTACTTTGATAGAAAAAAAATAAAATATAAAGTTGAAAAATTGGACCAAGGAGATTATAGCTGCTACATAGCTTCTAATGAAGAGACTAAGCCTTTAGGAGTTAATAGAGATTGGTATTTCAGCAATGATATAGCTATAGAAAAGAAAAATTCTGTGGACGAGCTTATTAGTAGCATAAAGGATAGAGATAGATTTGAAAATGAATTTGCAAGGCTTAAGATGTATAATACAAAAACTTTTATGTTTGTTGAAGACCTGAATGGATATGAAAAATTAGTAACTGGAAATTTCAGAAGTCAATACTCATCAAACTCAGCAATAGGGTCATTTGAAACATTCACGGCAAGATATGACCTAAATGTTCAGTTCATAGATAAAAAAACCACTGGATATAGGATATACAAATCTTTATATTATCACATCTACGAATTATTAAAGAATAAAGGATACTTTGAAGAAAATGATGAATTTGACCAAGAATCAAAAGGAATATAATAACTTCCTAAAAAGAATGGAAAATGCTGAATATATTTTAGATAACATTGATGAATTAAGAGCCAAAGGTGAAATTCAGAGAGAAGATGATTATTATATAGAAGCATTTATAAAGTTGTTTAAAATGCTTTGTTTTAAGGGGCTAGAAGTTGAAAAAGAGTTAAATAGAGAAATGACATATTATGAAAGGCAAAATGGATTTAAAGATGGATGAAAGGAAAATTAAACTATGAACGAATTAGAAAATATAGACTTAAAACAATTAATAGAAACAGAAGTAGGACAGAGATTCACAAGGGATAACAAAATATGTTGTCCCTTTCACTCAGAAAAATCGCCATCCTTCAGTATCCGCTTTAACTCCGACAACAATAAATGGCAATGGAAATGTTTTGGGGGATGTAATACATCAGGGGATGCTTTGGATTTTATAATGAAATATAAAGGTTTTGATTATAAAGCCGCGAGAGAATATCTGGGTATGGAGAATAAAAAAAGTGATAAAGAACTTGAATTTGAAAAGGTAAAAGGCTTCATAAATTGGCAAATTGAAAAGACAGAATTTAAGAAAGGTTATAAACTTAAAGGATTATTTACATTTGTTAATGAGAAAAATGAAGTTGTTTATTATAAAGCAAAATTTATTCAACCAGATGGAAAGAAATGCAGTTCTTATTATCATCTTGAAGGTGATAAGGTTGTTAATTCAAGAGGAGCTGATGAAATACCTTACAATTTATATAACGTTGTAGAAGGGTTAAGGGTAGGGAAAATATTAATAACAGTTGAAGGTGAAAAAGATGCCAACACAATAAATTCACTTTTCAAAAATAATAAATATGTATCAACTTCATTAAAGGGAGTTAAAGATTTTTCAGTACTTAAAGGGTTGTATTCATGTATATATGTAATAAAAGACACTGGAGAAGCTGGAGAGCAGTACGGAAAGAAAATATATGAAGAGTTAAATCCACCTTTAATGGATGATGAACAGGATAGACCTGCATTTAAATTTATAAATTTACCAGGATTAAAGGCATTAGGGGACAATAAGGATGTAACGGACTGGATAGAAGCAGGACATGATAAAGAGGATCTATTAAAAGCATTTAAAAGAAGCTTAGATGTTAATTCCAGATATGATTTACAACAAGATTTTAGAGGTATATATAAACAAGTAACCAATAAGCATGGAAATTGGATAAAAATATATCTGACTGATTTTAATTTATTAGAAGCTAAAAGAATGAGATATGTAGATGATGATACAGAGGGAGTTAAGCTTCTTTTAAAAAGCTGTACTGGTGAAATAATAGAAAAGATTGGTCCATCTACTGTATTTGATGATGTAAAGTCATTTAAAAACTTTTTAGGAACTTTAGATTTAGCCTTTAAAGGTAAAATTGATGATTTAACAGAGCTTAAGAGCTGGATCAATATGTATTGGGCAATTGAAAATGAAGAGTTACATCAAGGTATAAAATTTATAAAGCAAGATAATCAAATAAAGCTAATAACTAATGAAGGGGCAATAACTTCAAGGGGAATTGATTGTTCAATAAAGGCTGATAAGAAAAATGATATAGAAATATTGAATAATGATTTTATAACTAAAGATGAATTAAATGATTTAAAGAAGAGAATATTTAGGTTTGCTGCAAGTGATAAGACAATACCTATTATAGGAACTGTTATTAATAATTTAGCTGTTCTTCATAATCAAGAATTAAAAAATAAAATGCACCATTTACTAATTGTAGGAGAAAGTGAATCAGGTAAATCTACTATATTAAGCAACGTTATTGCAACTTTATTAAATTATCCAGCCAAGGATATAAAATCTATTGGATTAATCTCGAATTTTGGGCTTATAAGAGATTTAAGTACAGGAAATTACACTTCCTTATACGATGAATTTAAACCATCTAGTTTAGATAGATATAAGATCCAGAAGCTTAGTGAAAGTTTAAGAAACCTATATGATAGGACAACCATAACAAGAGGGGATAAAAGCTTTAAAAATAAAGATTTCCAACTTACTAGGCCAATAATAGTAGCTGGTGAAGAAAGTTATCCAAATGGGGAAAAAGCTCTTATAGATAGAAGTTGTATTATTTATTTAAGTAAGAGAGAGAGAACTGAAAAAAATACTGAAGCAATGATGTGGCTAATAAAGAATGAGATTTTACTAAAGAAATTAGGAAGAAGCTTAATTGACATAGTTATAAATATGAGTATTGAAGAATATGCAGCTATAAGGGAAAAAGTTCAGCAGAATCTTAAAGGATTAAATAACAGGCCGCTGAATACAGCTATTAATATTGCTTCGGGGATTGAGATATTCAATTTATTATTAGCCGAGCATGGTTTTAAAGCTTTTGAAGGGTACGAACAATACATTATTAAAAATATCAAAGAGGAAGTCTTAGAAGGTGGAGAAGAAACTAAGTCTACTGTTGAGAGAATGTTGTTACTTTATAACCAAATGCTTGAAGATGGTAGAGCAGGATTAACAGAAGTAATAAAAATACAAGGTGATGAACTTTGTATTAAAACATCGGAAATGATTAATGAAATATTTGACTTCATAAACAAAACAGGATCTGCTGAAGTTATACCTTTAAAACTAAAAGACTTTAAAAAACAAGCAATGAAATCAGGTTACTTGATAGGAACTGGAGTTAACTCGAAAATAATTAGATTACCAGGGAATAAGACTGCAAGGTATGATATTTACTCAGCAGAAAGAATGAAAGAGCTTAATGTTCCAGAAATAATTGAACCTGATTTCATGGAAGAAGCAAGCATTGATAAGAACGGAAAAATTATAGGAGGAGTGTTCTAGGAGCACTCTCCTGAAATTATTATTCATCAGATAGGAGAAAATATGAAATGTTTTGATTGTGAAAAAGAAATTAAAAGTGTTGAAAAACATTGTAAAGAATGTGGAGTAACTTTATGTGAATCTTGTTATGAAAATGGAGAAAGAGGAATCTGTGAAGAGTGTGAATATGAATTTGATGGAATGTGTTAAGGAATAATTCAAAAAAAGGAGTGAAATTAATGAAAAATGCTAACTTTGAAATAGATAGAGAACAAATACAGGATTTATTTGTTGAGTGGCTTTATGATAATGGATTTGATGGATATGGATATTATGACAATCAAGAACATGAAAATATAACTGATAGAGGTGGATTTGAAAATGAAATATTTTTAATTAATCCATTCTACTGGGGAGAAGATGAAGATATTCAAGACAAACCTAACTTTGTATTTAAGCCAATGAATATAGAAATTGAGTGGTATAAGTACCCTATGCGAAGTGCTTACTCTAATAAGAGAGTAACTTATGGAGATATGAAAAGAATATTAGCAACTTGTAAATCAAGCATAAGTAAAAAGAATAATTTAAAAAGCAAAGTCAATAGAGGTAATTAAATGAGAAAAAAAGCAATTAATTCATATAAAGATATTAGTAAATATATTGATAAAGAAAATTACTTATTTACTGTAGAAAATGTAATCAAAGAATATAAAGCTTTTAAAAGAGGGTACTGGACATCTGCTCCAATAAGAGAAGTTATTTATAAATATAAAAATCAAATAAAAACTATTATAAAGTATAGAAATAAGAAAAATGGACTACCAGCAGATTATTAGGATAATAAAAAAAGAATTAAGCTCTTAAATAATATATTCGTAAATGATTATAAATAAAAAATGAAAGGATGAAATTTATGATAAAAATAAAGAAATTAACAGATGATGCAATTATTCCTCATAGAAGTAGAGAGGGAGATGCTTGTTTTGATTTATATAGTATAAATGATTATGTTGTTTTAGGTAGAAGCAAAACTACAATTCCTACAGGAATAGCAATAGAACTTCCAGTAGAATATGAAGCTGAAATAAGACCACGTTCAGGAATAAGTTTGAATGGGCTAGAATGTAAGTGTTTTGATATAGATGAATTTGTAGTTGCAGATATAGATGTTATACAAGGAACTATTGATAGTAATTATAGAGGTCAAATAAATATAATTGTAAGAAACAATAGTAATTGTGATATTGTAATTCCAAAATACACTAAATTAGCTCAGATGAAAATAAATCATGTTCCAGATGTTAAATTAGTAGAAGTTGAAGAGCTATCAGATAGTAATCGTGGAACTAATGGATTTGGTAGTAGTGGAATATAGTATTTAATTGAAATTACTATGATTAAATGAGGTAAACATGAAGTATAAAATAGAAATTATATCTGAAGAAGCAGCAGTAGATTTTTATGGGTACTATGAAGGTAATGATAAAATATTATTAATCTCTATAAGTGATAAAGAAGGAGATTTAATTTTTGAACCAAAAGAAAATATAAAAGTTCATCAATTTTACTTTGCTGATATAGAAAAGGAATGTCCAGGACTTAATTTAATGAATTTTAAACAAGCAGAAGATATTAAATTTGCCGTAGATGCGGCTATTGAAGAAGGAATAATTCATATAATAGTGCATTGTTATGCTGGAATAAGTAGGAGTGGAGCAGTTGGCTGTGTAATAGCAAGATATTTAAATGGTGATGATACTTATTTATGGAAACAAGGAGGTATATCTCCAAACAGATTTGTCTATAGACTCATGAGCAAAGCTTTTAATTTAGAATATTCAAGAAAAGCATTTAGATACAGATTGAAGATAAGCAATAGATTGTTAGATAAAAGATTTAGTGATTATGGTATAAGGATTGAAGATATGTTTCCTTATACAAAGTGAGAAACAATAGAATAAGCCTTTAAAGAGTGGAGTGATAGTTTGGAACAAGATAATTTATTTAAAAAAACGGAATATGCCTTATATAACTATAAGGATTTAGATATAAAAATTAAAAGTATTGAGATAGATATTGAAATGCTGCAGAATGATATAACATTAAAGGCAATTAATTATGATGAAAAATCAGGACCAACTAATGCATTTAGCAGTTCAGTAGAAAATGAAGTTATCAGAAGAGATGAAGTAGTAAAGGAACAGATCCAGAAACTTCAGAGAGACAAGCTATTGTATATATCAAGAAAAAATAAAATTGAAAATGCTTTAGAGTTACTAACTAAAGAAGAACATACGCTTGTTAATTTGAGGTATTTCTCACGACCTAAAAAATCATGGGTTGAAATAAGTAGGGTTATGAATATAGCTCATACCCATTGTTGCACTATGAGAGTAAAAATAATAAATAACTTAAGTGGATATATATTTAATTAATTTTAAATGTTACATAATTCTAAAAAGTTGTAACATTTTCTGTAACACTGGAAAGCATTGAAATTACTAGCATTCAAGAGATTGGATAAAAAAGGGTGTAACAAAACTGTAACGGGCTCAAATTAGCATGGTTAAGCCATTTCCAACACTTATATATATATATGTTACATAATTATAAAAATTATATATTATATATAAGAGTATATATGTATATAAATATAAAAGATATGCATGTGTTTTTTTAAAAGATGTAACATTATATAAAAATATATTCTAAGCCTTGGAATTACTAGCTTTCAGGTGTTACATAATAGTATTTAAATATGTAACAAAGCTGTAACAGAAACTGTAACATAATAAAACTTTTAATAAAGTAATTAAAAAGTTATAATAGTTTTTATGCTTTAAAATAGTATTATAGAAATTTATTTGAAAGGGACATGTACTAATTAGTATGTGTCTATTTTTATGTAAAAATAATGAGTAGTTGGGAGGTGTATTTATGGCATTTGGTAATGAGTTAGATGAAAGACAATTAAAAGCTATTGAATTGCTTGCAATAGGTGAAACTATAAGCAATACAGCTAATATTGTTGGTGTTAATAGAAAGACTATAAGTGAATGGAAGAAGCAAGATAAGTTTAAGGTGGAATTGGACAGGCAAGTAGCAGAGCTTAAATCTAACGTTGAAAAGAAGATATTAAGCAATATTAATCCAATGATGGATAAATTAATTAAGATAGCTCTTAAAAGCTCATCTGATAAGACTTCTTTAGATGCTATAATATATGCTCTTAATAGAGTGCTTGGAACTCCTACCAATAAGACACAAGAAGTTAATGATAGTGGCAATAAAAGTGCTGCTCCTATTAATATAGAAGAAATGTTATGCCAAATAAATGTAGATAATGTATTAGATACTAAAGGCAATAATCATGTTTAATGTGTTTGTTTGTAGTATACTTAAAAGCAACACTAATAATACATCTAAAAGTGTTTCATAAGAGTTAAAAAACATAAAACAAATGTTTCAAAAATAAACATTGACTTCAAACAAACAAAAGAATATAATATTATTGTAGATTGAATGCAGGGGGGGTACATTCTAAATTTGATATTTGGAAACCCTGTGCGACTAGGTCTATAAAATTTTATTATATTTTTTAAAACGAGGTGTTTGTATGAGAATATATGGTTATTCAAGAGTATCAACAAAGGAACAAAATTTAGATAGACAATTAGTAGAGCTAAGAAAGTATGTAGATGATAGATTTATATTCCAGGATAAAGTTAGTGGTAAGGATTTTAATAGACCAGAATATCAATTAATGAGAAAAGTTGCTCAAAAAGGTGATGTTATATATGTAAAATCACTAGATAGACTTGGAAGAAATAAATCTGAAGTAAAACAAGAACTTGAATATTATAAAAATGAGGGTGTAAGAATTAAAATATTAGATATTCCTACATCAATGATGGATATACCAGAGGGCCAAGAGTGGCTTATGGATATGATTAATAATCTTTTGATTGAAGTTTTAGCAACTATGGCAGAACAAGAAAGATTGAATATAAGACAACGTCAAGCTGAAGGAATTGCTATAGCAAAAAAAGAGGGAAAATATAAAGGAAGAAAAGAAATAGATTTTCCTGAAAATTGGGCTGAAGTTTATGATCAATGGAAGAGTAGAAAAATAAAAGGTAATGAAGCCATGGAGAAATTAGGGCTTAAAAGAAATACTTTTTATAGATTAATAAAAAAATATGAAGAAGATAAATAAGTGCTTAGAGTTTTCTAAGTACTTTTTTTTAAAATTTATAAAAGGAGTGCTTTGGATTGATATATTATGATGGATTGAAATTTGATGTTGAAATTAAATATGAAGTTTATTTATTAAATAAATATTTAATTAAGAATTATAATTCAGAAACAGCTAAAATACTCCTAAATAAATATAATAGTGAACTTGATGTGCTTGCTCAGGCATTAGGTGAAAGAGATATTGAGTTTTTTTGTCTTTATTTTATGAGTGATACCTTCGTAGTTAAAGATAGTAATACTAATAGAGAATTATCTAAAGGTCATTATGAGCTTTGGGGAGTAGCAAACAATATATTTATTGAAGATTTATATGATAAAGCTGCGATTATAGAGCCAAGGGGAATGGCTAAGACTACTATCTTTGATATGTCTGTTAGTGTATGGTTACATTGCTATAAAAAATCTTCATTCACTTTATTAGGAGCAAAAACAGATACAGATGCAACTCAATTCCTTGATTCTATAAAAAAGATATTCAACGAAAATAAAAAAATAATTAAATGTTTTGGCAAGTTAATTAATGCAAAAATACTTAAAGGTAATGGTGAAAAGTATACTGTAAATGCAAATGAAGTTGAATTTACAAATGGAACTTATATAAAGACTGTTGGGTCTGGAACTTCTGTTAGGGGTTCTAACTGGGGAGGAATAAGGCCTACTGTGTTTATTGGTGATGACTTTCAAGATGAGAAAAATATTTTAACTGACTCGGCAAGAGAAAAGCAATACAATAAATGGACTAAAGAGATTGAAGAAGTTGGTGATAAGGCTGTATATAGAAATGGTAAAAAGATAAAATCAGCAACTAAAATAATAGCAATTGGAACTGTATTGCATATGGATTGTCTTATGAGTAAATTAAGTAGAAATAATGATTATTTTACTCTTTTGAGAAGAGCTATAATTTTGGAGCCAGGACAAGTTGTAGAAGATATATTTGAATCAGAATTATGGCAACAATGTCATGATATTTATTTTGATGAAAAATTAAATAAAGAAGAAAGAAAAGTTAATGCTAGAAAGTTTTATGAGTTGCATAAAGAAGAAATGCAGTTTAGGGTTTGGTGGCCAGAAAAATGGGATTGTTTTAATGATCTTGCTATTAAATACTGGGAAAATAGAAAATCTTTTATGAGTGAGTTAATGAATGATGCGACTTCTATAGGGGAAAAATGGTTCAAATCAGTTAAGACCCAAACTCGTGAAGAAATAGATCAACATAGTTTTGTTAAAACTATTCTTAGTGTCGACCCAGCAAGTACTACAAATAAGAAGTCAGATAGTACTAATATTATGGTTGGAAGCAAAGCAACTAATGATTTTACGTATATAAGAGATTTAGTTCATAGAAAAATGACTTTTAATCAATATTGTGAAAAGGTTGTTGAAGTACTTGAAAGAAATTTAGATGTTACTCATATTAATATTGAAAAAAATACTTATCAAGGTGCAGATGTGGTAAAAATAAAAGAATTGATTGCTTCAAGTGAAATTCTTAAAAATAGGAGTTATGAATGGATTAATGAGATGCAGAAAAAGAATAAAGATGAAAAAATAAGTACTATTGTTGATCCAGTAAATAATGGACAAATTATTATTATATCTGATTGTGAGGATAGCAAGAAGGCTATTGATGAAATATTAGATTTTCAAGGGCAATTATATAGTGTTCATGATGATGCTCCTGATAATTTGGCAGAATTAGAGAATAAAATTAAAACTATTAAAGTAATATCTAAGGTTAAAATTCTTGATAGAAAATTATTAGGATTATAGGAGGTGTGAATCTTGAAAATTAATGAAATTATAAAAAAACTTTTTAGAAAAGAAATTGGATTGGACCTTAATAATCCAGAACATTTATCTTTAGTTAAGAAAGTCTATGGATCTTATTGGGTATTTCAAAATATATATGAAAAAATGTATAGATACTACAAGGGGGATACCGATGCTATAAGAAGATACTTATTTGTAACTGAAAGATCTAATCTTAAAATAAATCTTAATTATATAAAAAAGTTCATAAAAGAAGAAGTTGCTTATACATTAGGCAACGATATAACATATGAATCTAGGAGTGAAAATAAAAATGTAGTTAAAGATATTGAGTATTATACAGCTCATTGGAATGAATTGCATGATACAGATTTGATGAAATATTTAATCATTTTCACAAAAGTTTATGAGCTTTATTATATTGATGAAAATGCTGATTTTTGTAGCAAAATAATAAAACCTACTGAAGGGTATGCTTATTATGATGAATCTTCAAGAAAGGTTCTTTTTTTTATACACAAATTTAAAAATGATTTTGAAACAACTATATCATACATAGATGTTTATACTCCTGATAAAATATATCATTTTGATGGTAAGTTTAATCAGATAAGTAATCCAACAGATAATATTTTTGGTGAGGTTCCTGTTTCTATTGGAGAATTAACTGAGGAAAATTATGATGATAGTATATATAAAGACTTAAAAGGCCTTCAAGATGCTTTTGAAACAAATTTATCTGATATTGCTAATGAGATAAGTGATTTTAGGAATGCTTATTTATTATTTAAAAATGCGCAAGTTAATGAAAATGATATTCCTAATATGAAGAAATTAGGAGTATTACAACTTCCAGGAGAAAAGGCTGATGCGGAGTGGTTGATTAAAAATATTAATGATACATTTATTCAAAATACTTTAGATAGATATGAGGATACAATGTATCAATTGGCTTGTCATATAAATCACAATGAATCATTGCAATCAAACCTTAGTGGAGTTGCTTTAAGGTCTAGACTTATAGTTTTAGAAAATAAGTGTAGTTTAGAAATAAAAGCTCATAAAAATATAGTTAAAAATAGAATTAGATTTTTATTTAAATACTTAGATATGAAGAAAAATAAGAAGTATGACTACAAGGATGTAAAGGCGCTTTATACTCCAAATATACCGAGTGATGATTTGAGTACAGCTCAAATGTTATCTCAAGCTCCAGAAGGTGTTATTTCTAAAGATACAGCGAGAGGATTGTTTAGTTTTATAAATAATAAGGTTGCTGAAGCTGAGAAAATTAAAGAAGAGCAGGATGAAGAAATTCCTATAGATTTAGGTGATTAGTATGACAGATGAAGAGAAGTTTGTAGAAGACCTTTATGAAGAAGCTAATGAGCAGTTAAAAGAAGTTTATAAAGAGCAGAAAGAAATTAGAAATGAGCTTTTACAAGAAATAGCGATGATTATGCTTACCTACACTATTATAGATGGTGTTATGAGTATTAGTAGTCCTAATAAGGATTCTGTATATAAAAAAATATCTAAAATGATTATTATTAGGCAACAGTATGGTAGCAAAAAAGAAATTGAAATTTTAAATAATATTTTAGAATCAACAGTGAAAAAAACATTCAATTTTTATAGTTACAATGCTGATTTAAAAGATATTAGAAAAATTATAGAATCTAATTTTAAAGGTAAGCATTTTAGTCAAAGGATTTGGGAAAATGAAAATGAAGTTACTAAATATCTTCATAAACAAGTAAAGAATTTTCTTAATGGAAAGATTAATGTTAATCAAATAAAAAAAGATATAGAAAAGACTTTTAACACTAGTGCTTATAACGCTAAAAGACTTGTGACTACAGAAGTTAGTAGGTGCCAAAATGAAGCATTTATAAGTTTCTGTAAAGAAACTGGAGTGAAAAAAATAAAAAGAAATGAAACTTTAGATAGTAAAACATGTGAAGAGTGTAGGAGTTTTCATGGTAAAATATTTGATTTAGATAAAGCTCCTGGCATAATTCATCCTTTATGTAGAGGATTTAATGAAGTTTATGAGTAAAAAGGGTGGTGTTATATATGAATTGGATTTCTGAAGTGGTTTTGATACTTAGTGTTACTTCTATTGTTCATAAAATTATAGATGAAGTTAGTTTTTATAAATTTAAGAAAAGGAAGGATGGGAGAATTGGATGATAAAATGGTTGAATACTCCTATTGAAGATGTTGTTCAATCAGTTATAAATCTCTATGGAGATATAGATTGTGAAATATGTTTTGATTATGGATTAATTGCTGAAGGTAATTATGGTGTTACAACATTTTGTGATGATGGTACAAAGGTTATAACATTGGCAATAGAAACTACTTTAGATGTTCTTTGTGAAACTTTGGCCCATGAATTAGCTCATGTAATAGTTGGGATAGAACATGACCATGATGAAGTTTGGGAGAAATGTTTTGATAGTATTCATAAAGAGTATAATCGTTACTGTAAAGAAAAATATAAGGTTGATTAAAGTCTTAGGAAACTAAGGCTTTTTATTATACAAAAAAATAATGTCCCAAGGTTCTTTGAAGTTTGGGGGATGGGAGAGATATATGAATAAAAAAGAATTATTAAAATTAGTTGAAAATATTGATGATGAAGGTTCAGTTGATGAAGTTTTATCAGGAAGTGATTTTGCAAAGTCACTTTTACAAAGTGGCCTAACTTTAAATGCATTTAAAGAAAAAATTAAAAATGATAAAGATTTTAGAGCTTTTATGGATAGTGAAAATGATAAATATCACAGTAAAGCTTTGAAAACTTGGAAGGAGAATAACTTAGAGAAGGAATTAGAACCATTTATTAAGGAAAAGTATCCAGATTTAGTTACAGATCCAGTACAAAAGAAGGTATTAGAACTAGAAAAGGAATTGGAAAAAGAAAGACAAGCTAATGCTAGAAAAGATTTATTAGCTCAAGCTATAAAGTATGCAGCAGATAAAAAATTACCTGCTAGCGTAGTTGAAAAGTGTTTGGGCGAAGATTTTGATAAGACTAAGGAAGTTATAGATACTATAGCTGATGATTGGTCTAAAGGACTTGAAGCAATAGCTACTGAAAAAATGAAACAATCTAGTTATGTGCCTGGTAAAGGCTCAGATGGAAAACCAATGAGCATTGGTGCTTCTATTGCAGCTCAAAATAATTCAAAATCAAGTGCTCCAAGTAATCCTTGGAGTGATAAATAAGGAGGAAAAATTATGTATTTTAAAAGATCAAATTATGAAAATGATATGGAGATTTTAGTTACTGAAAAGAATTTAGTTACTTTTTCAGGAACAGTACTAGCTTCAAATGTTACGCAAGCTGATGAAAATGGAAAGAAGTATGTTAAGGCAGGTTCTTTTATAGATGCAACAGGGGCGGTTGTAAAACCAAGTGGCGTTTCTTTTGATGGGGAACCTATAGGTATTTTACGAGAAACAGTAGATGTTACTTATGGAGATGCTCCTGCTTCAATAATAGTTGAGGGATACTTAAGAGAAGATAGAATTTTTGATGGATTTGAAGAAGATGCTAAAACTGCTGCTAAAGCAAAAGTGCCAAATATAAAATTTAGATAATAAGAAGGGAATGATATTATGCCAAGATTAGAAGAAGTTTTTAATACAAATGAATTAGTTAATTATTTTAAGGAAAGACAAGTTACACCAATGTTAGGTGAGTCACTTTTCCCAGAAAGAAAAATTCAAGACATTGAATTTGATATGATTTTGGGAACTGGTGGACTTCCTGTTACTGCTGAAGTTCATGCTTTTGATACAGAAACTCAATTAGCTTCAAGAGAAGCAATTGAAAAAGGTGTTGCAAGCTTAGCTTTAATTAAGAGAAAAATTAAAATTGCAGAAAAAGAAATCATAAAGATAAATAATCCAAGAACAGATTCAGAGTTAGCTTTTGTTTTATCTCAACTTTATAATGATGCCGAAAAGATGACAGATTCAGTTAAGGTTAGAGTTGAAGCTATGAGAATGGAATTATTATCTACTGGTAAAATTGCTATTAATGAAAATAAGGTGAAAGTTACTATTGACTATAAGGTACCAAATGGAAATAAAAAATCATTCACATGGCAAGCACCTGAAACTGATACTCCATTAGATGATTTAGCTACATTAGCTGATGCAGTTGAAGGTGAAAGTGGATATAGACCAACAAGAGCTTTAACTTCTAGGAAACTTGTTAAAACTATTTGTAATTGTGCTAGTGTAAGAAAAGCTATTTATGGAGTCAATTCAGATAAGATTGTTACTTTAGCTGCATTAAATGAACTTCTAGCTCAATTAGATTTACCTCAAATTGTAGTTTATGAAGGTAAATATAAGAAGGAAACTTCTAAAGGGTTTACTACTGATAGATACTTCCCTGAAAATGTAATATCTATGTTTGGAGATGAAACTTTAGGTGAAACTATTTATGGTTTAACTGCTGAAGAAGTTAAATTAATTGGTGATGGAAAGATGGAAGAAGCTTCAATATTAGATAATAAGATTTTTGTTGGAACTTATACATCTATAGATCCAGTTGGAGAATTTACTAAGGCTGTTGCTACTGCATTGCCAACATTACCTCATGGTGAAGAATTAGGAATAGGAACTATAACTTTATAGGAGGATTAATTTCCTCCTTATTTTTATATAGGAGGGATGATTTTGACTTTAGAAGAAAAGAATGAAGCTAAAGCAATTGTAGTTATTAGAAATTACTTGAATAAAAATTTAAGTGATCAATATATAAAGGAAAATTATGTTTTAGCCATAGATCAGTTAATAGAGAATGCAAATAAAATCAATTCAGCCAAATTAGTTGGAGTAAAGTCTATGAGTGAAGGTAATCAAAGTATATCTTTTGATTCAAATATTGAAGCTTGGTCCATAACTGCTGATGTAAAATCTTTATTACCTGCTCCATATATTCGTATGTATTAGAGGTGATATAATGGGAGTCTTATTTAAGAATGCAGATATAACTATTTACAATAGATATTATGATAATTCTTTAGGATTAGATATGTATCAAAGGACAGTTATTGAAGGTGTTAATTGGCAAAATAAAAGGACTGGTACTGTAAGTGATAAAGGGTTATTGTTGGCAGATAGTACTCTTGTTTTTGTAGATAAATTAGATAATTATATAAGCCCTAAAAAATTTGCTAAACTAGATCCTTTAGAAAGGGAAAAATATTTTACTTTTGCTGCAGGAGATAAAATTGTTAAAGGTGAAGTAGAGTTTGAGATAACAGGGACTAAGCCTTATCGCATAGCTGATTTAGAAAATGAGTTTGATGATGTTGTGAACATTAAATCTGTAAATCCATTATCAGGTCATTTTGAAGTGGAGTGTGTGTAATGGCTACTAAAATAAGACTTAAAATGAATGATACTCAAAAAATTTTATTAAAAAGGCATTTAAATAAAAATGGCCAAGCTCAAGAACTTTTTACAAAGGAATGTGCAAAACAGATGAATAACTATGTTCCATTTGATAGTGGGCGTTTGAAGGATATGTCTATTGAGTTGCAAACTAGTAAAATTATTTATAATGCTCCATATGCTAGGAAACAATATTACACTAATAAAGGTTTAGGAAAACAAGGATTAAATCAAGGGGGATTGAGAGGAAAGCGTTGGGATAGACGTTGTTGGATAGATAACGGTGATAAAATAGTAAAATCTATCGCAAATTTTGTTGGAGGTAGAAGCAGATGATTATAGATAGTATTAGAAATTATATGAGAAACTTAGAATGTCTAGATACCTTTAATAATGCTATAAGGGTTAATGTAAATTACTTAGAACCAAATGCTGATACTTATTCTATAGAGGAGATTCCTGTTGAGCCTATAGTAAAAAACTATGTTAATGGTGATAGCATAAGGCAGTATTCTTTTATATTTACAAGTAGAGAGCCTTATGGCGCTGATGTTTTGACCAATATTGATAATTCGGGCTTCTATGAAAAATTAGCAGATGAAATCGAAAGAAATAATAATAATGAAATATTCCCATTGCTATATGAAGGCTTAGAATCTTTAGAAATTAAGGTTACAAGTACTGGATATGCTTTTGCTGTTACAGAAGATACAGCGCAGTATCAAATAAATTTAAGATTAAAATATTTTAAGAAAGGAATGAATTAAATGGCTATTAGAAAAAGAAAAGTACAAGCTAACTACATGAAGGTTGGAGAAACTTTTGAAGTCTTAGGAGCAGGATTTACAGAATTAAATGAAAGTCCTTCAGCCCAAACATCTTCTAAAAGGTATATAAATCAGTCGAGCTCCAGTCAAGCTGTTACTGGGTATGAATGGAGTTCAAGTTTTAATACAGATCAAATAGCAAGTGAAAAGGCTATAGAATATATAAGAGAAATTGGAGAAATGCAAAAGACTGGCGAGGAAACTGAAACTGAATATATCATAGTTGATTTAGATAAACCAGCTCAAGCTGCAGGTTATAGAGCAAGAAAGTTTAAGATTGCTATAGCAGTTGATAGTTTTGACGATAATGATGGTGAACTAGGTATAAGCGGTAGCTTTTTAGGTCAAAGTGATCCAATTGAAGGAACTTTTGATACAAGTGTTAAATCATTTACTGAAGGTTTTACAGCTAAAAGTGAATAGGAGGAATATAAATGTTAAAAATAAACGGTGTAGAATTAGAATTTGACTTACTAGATGCTAATACTGCAGAAAAATATGATGAGTGTATGAAAGAAATGCAAGGAATCAAAGATAAAGTTGATGGTATGAGCGTTGGTGAAAGTATAAGATATCAATGTAATGCTGTTTTTGATGTATTCAATAATTTATTTGGAGAAGGTATAGATAAAAAGATATTTGGAGATAAGGTTCATTTAGGAAAGTGTCTTGATGCATTTGAATGTTTAGTAACCGAAGCTAATAAACAAGCAGAGGATACTTCTAAAAAATATTCAAAGTATTCTCCAAATAGAGCAGCTAGAAGAGGGAAATAATGAGTCTATTAATAGATTTATTACCAACTACAGTAAATATTGAAGGTATAGAATATGAAATTAATAGTGATTTTAGGACAAGTATTCTTTTTGAATTATTAATGCAAGATCTAGAAATTGAAGATGGAGAGAAAATAATACAAGCATTAGAATTATATTATAGAGAATGTCCTCACAATATTGAAGAAGCTGTTAATAAAATGTTATGGTTTTATAGCTGTAATAAAGAGAGAGAGTTAAAATCTAATAGAAAGACTGGATCTAAGGCTGAGCAGATATACGATTTTGATTATGATGATGAATATATCTATTCAGCTTTTTTAGACCAATATGGAATAGATTTGAATGATATAAAATATTTACACTGGTGGAAGTTTAAAGCTATGTTTAAATCTCTTAAAGAAGATAATGAGATAGTTAAGATAATGGGGTATAGAAGTATTGATTTATCTAAAATAGAAGATAAGAAGCAAAAAAACTTTTATAAAAAAATGAAAGAATTGCATAAGATTCCTGCTCATAGAAGTGAAAGGGAAAAGCTAAATGAAATTGAGGAAATTCTTCTTAATAGTGGAGACATTTCCAAAGTGTTGTAATTTATTACCTATAATGATAATATAAGTGTAATACATTGTTATCAGGAGAGTTTAAAAAATGATATTTAGAAAGAAAAACAAAGAAGGTAATAGATCAGTAAATCTAGGTTTTGTGGATGGAGTTGAAAGTTACTCTAAAGGTATTGCAGTTGAATTAAGTATGGATGATAAAGAGCAATGTCTTACTATGAAAGCTAGAGTATTTAAAGATAAACCAATTATAAAGTTAAAGTATGAACAAATTGTTGCAGCAAATGTTGTTACTGAAAAGGAAATTATAGAAAGTGATAAATCTGTAGTAGGTAGAGCAGTAGCGGGTGGAGTGCTTTTAGGACCTTTAGGTGCTATAGTTGGAGGAATGTCAGGTATAGGAAATAAGACTAAGACTAATACCCACTATTTTATGGTTATTAATTATAAATCTAATACTGAAGAAACTAAAGTATTAAGTTTTGAAATAGTAGGAACTAGTTTGCATTGGTCAGATTTTATAAAGGAACTTAGAAGTAAAATTAATTTTGGTGAAATAATTGAAAAAGAAATATATTTATAAAGCACTTTAAAAGGTGCTTTTTTCTTTTATTAAAGAAGGTGATTTTTATAGAAGATATAAGATGTCCTTACTGTAATCAGCTACTTTTAAAAGCTGAAATAGTTAAGGGCGAAATTAAATGTTTAAGATGTAAAAATATAATTAAGTTAGATAAAGACAGAGCTTAGAGCCACACCTTGGAGTAGTGAGCCAATGCCTGCTTTTTTTATTTTGTGTAAAAAGGCAGGTGAGTAAATGTCTGATGGAAGAATAGTTGTTGATACTGAAATAGATAATAGTGGTGCTGAACAAGGAATAAGTAAATTAAGTAGCATTGCAACTACTAGTTTAAAGGGTGTTACTACTGTAGTAGCTGGAACTGTTACTGCTATAGGAGGATTAGGAGCTGCTGCTGTAAAAGTTGGTAGTAGTTTTGAATCTTCAATGAGTCAAGTAGCAGCAACTATGGGGATAACAGCTGAAGAAATTCAAAATGGTAGTGAATCGTTTGAGTTATTAAAAAAGGCAGCTAAAGATGCTGGAGCTACTACACAGTTTAGTGCAAGCCAAAGTGCAGAAGCATTAAATTATTTAGCACTTGCGGGGTATGACGCAGAAAAAGCGGTTGCAACATTACCTACAGTTTTAAATTTAGCTGCCGCTGGAGGAATGCAGCTCGGAGAAGCGTCTGATATGGTAACTGATGCGATGTCAGCACTTGGAGATAAAGCTGGTACGGCTGAAAGTTTTGTTGATAAGTTAGCAAAAACTTCTCAGAAATCAAATACTAGCGTTGCTCAATTAGGACAAGCGATATTAACAGTTGGAGGTACTGCAAAGGTTCTTTCAGGCGGTGTTGATGAAATGAACACTGTTCTTGGTATACTTGCTGATAATGGTATTAAAGGAGCTGAGGGTGGAACAGCACTTAGAAATATGATTTTAAGTTTAACAGCTCCAACAGATACTGCTGCAGAAGCTATAAAAAGTTTAGGATTGCAAGTTCTTGATGCTGAAGGCAACATGAGGCCAATGAATGATATATTCAATGATCTAAACGGAACTCTTAGCACTATGACGCAAGGAGAACAAACTGAGGTATTAAATAAGATATTCAATAAAACTGATTTAAAATCGGTTAATGCACTTTTAGCCAACAGCGGAGAAAGATTTGATGAGTTAAGTGGATATATTGCTAATTGTGATGGTGCTGCAGCAAATATGGCTGAAACTATGAATGACAACTTACAAGGGAAAATGACTATTTTAGGTAGTTCTCTTGAAGGATTGGGTATACAAATTTATGAAAGATTAGAAGGCCCTTTAAAAACTGCTGCTGATACTGCTATTGAAAGTTTAGGTAATATAGCTGAAAGTTTAGGAAATGGTGATTTAGGTGCAAGTATAGATAGTTTAGCTGAAGCATTTGGAAATATGATAACTAAAATTGCAGAAGGAGTTGAAACATGGCTACCTCGAATTGTTGAAGGGTTAACGTGGTTGCTAGATAATAGTAATACTATAGCGACAGGAATAATTGCTATTGGAACTGCTATGCTAACTCTTAAAGTGGCTAATTCTATAACTGCAGTAGTTAATGCATTTAAAGCTTGGAAGTTGGCGAATGAGGGTGTAACATCTGCGCAATGGCTATTAAATGCTGCAATGTCAGCCAATCCAATAGGGTTGATAATAGCTGCAGTAGCTGGGCTTGTAGCTGGGATAGTTTATTTATGGAATACTAACGAAGGATTTAGGAATGCTTGTATAAACGCTTGGAATGCAATAAAAGACGTAGCTGAAAGTGTTTGGGGAGGAATATGTGATTTCTTTACTGTAACAATTCCTGATGCTTGGAATAGTCTTGTTAGTTGGTTTCAAGGAATACCAGAATGGTTTAAAGGTGTTTGGGATAGTGTTCTGGCAGTATTCCAAGAGTGGGGATCTAACATAAAATCATTTTTTGCCGAAACTATTCCTGAAGCTATTCAGGGTGTAATTGATTGGTTTAATCAGTTGCCTTATATGATAGGATATGCTTTAGGGTATGCACTAGGAGCTATAGTTCAGTGGGGTGTTGATACATGGAATTACTTAGCTACTAATGTTCCTGTTTGGATTGAAAATGTTGTTAAGTTTTTTAGTGAATTACCAGAAAAGATATGGAATTGGTTAGTTAATACTTACAATAAAGTTACTACTTGGGGTAGCGATATGTGGAATAAGGCTATAGAAATTGGTACTAACTTTATAAATAATATTATAAATTGGTTCCAACAGCTACCTGGAAAAATTTCAACTTGGCTTACTAATACAATATCTAAAGTTTCAGAATTTGCCGGTAATTTAGGTCGAAAAGCTTTAGAAGCTGGAAAAAACATGGTTGATAATATAATAAATGCTGTTAGAAATTTGCCTTCACAAATGGCTAGTATAGGTAGGAATATCGTGGAAGGTGTATGGAATGGAATTACAGGTATGGGTAGTTGGTTAATGAACAAGGTATCTAGTTTTTTTAGTGGTATTGTTGATGGTGCTAAAAAAGCTTTAGGAATACATAGTCCTAGTAGGGTGATGCGTGATCAAGTTGGTAAATATATGGCTCAAGGTGTTGGAGTAGGTTTTGAAGATGAAACTAAAAATGTTGAAAGGTCTATGGAAGATGATTTTGAATATTTAGTTGCTAAAATGGAAGCTACAGTAGATTACGAAACAGCTATGACTAATGCTAGAGTTGTTACTCAAAATAATTCTATGCAAAGTGATTCCGATAATAATATTGATGCTACTGAAAGCAATGTTACTATAAAAGTTCCTGTTATTATAGAGGGAAAAGAGGTGGCTGAGGTCTCAGCTCCTTATAGTGACAAAATAAATGGTCGAAGATTGAATTTAGCTAAAAGGGGGTTAAGTCTTGGATAAAGTTTGTGGAATAATTAAAAGTAATAAACATAGTTATGATGATTTTGGACTTAAGATAATAAGCAGAGAATTTAATCCACCTTCAAAAAAGAAAGTTAAAGAAACACTTCCATATATGAATGGGTGCTATGATTTTTCTTCATTATATGGAGATAATGTATATGAAGAAAGAACTATTAAATATGTTTTTGATTTTAGATATAAAGATAAAATAGATTTTATAAATAAAAAAATAGCTATTACAGATTGGCTTACAAGTAATTCTAAGGAACCATTGTATGATGACCTTATTCCTGGATATTATTTTATTGCTGAATGTGAAGGCTCTATTAAATTTTCGGAGGAATATATTGATTGTGAAGTTACAGTTGTTTTTAATGCATATCCTTTTAAAATTTCTACTTTACAAGATGGCCATGATATTTGGGATGAATTTAATTTTGAATTAGATATGGTCCAAGATACTAAATTCGAAGTTGAAAATATTAAAAATATACAGTTATATAATAATGGAGCTAAAGGAATTAATCCAGTTGTTAAATGTAGTAATGATATGGAGATAGTAAAAGGTAATACTACTTTTAAGTTTAAGGCTGGAGAATCTAAATCATGGAGTTTTAAGTTAGATAAAGGATTAAATGATTTAACTATTAAAGGGACTGGTACAATAGAATTTAAATGGTATAAGGAGGTGCTTTAGCATGTATGAAGTTAAAATAATTAATGATATTAATGAAATAATTATTAACGCAGTAAGTACAAGTTGTGAAGCACCTCGTGTTGCTGGACAATGTAAATTTGGTATAAATACAATTGATAGTTTTACTTTTACCATACTTCCAGATAACCACGGATATGATTTACTTAAAGATTTGAAAACTTTAGTAGAAATTAGAAATGTTAAGACAAATGAAACTAAATTTAAAGGGAGAATATTAATTCAAACTCCTGATATGAGTTCAAGTGGCTTATTGAGTAAAAGTGTGATATGTGAAAGTGAATTAGGTTATTTAATGGATTCAGTTCAAGAATATAGAGAATGTCGCGATATTACAGTTCGTGGTTTTTTAGAATTAATTATAGATAGCCATAATAAGCAAGTAAGCAAAGATAAGCACTTTACTGTTGGTATAGTTGATGTTGTTGATAATAATGATAGCCTATACAGATTTTTAGGCTATAATAAAACATTAGATACTATAAAGGACAAGTTGATTGATAGACTTGGTGGAGAATTAAGAATAAGATATGAAAATGGTGTAAGATATTTAGATTATATACAAGCTATAGGTGAGAAAAAAGATACAGAAATAGTATTATCTAAAAATCTTATTACTATAGAGCAAGAACGTGATCCATCGGATGTTATTACTAGATTGATACCACTAGGCGCAAAATTAGAAGATAGCGAAGAAAGATTAACAATATCTAGTATTAATAATGGCCTTAATTATATTGATGATGAAGAAGCTATATCTGAATTTGGAATAATAGTTGATAC